GCACTCTCGTGCTCACTCCATGCCCAGATTTCCTGCTCCTTCATGTACGTGAACGTCAGGAGCTTGCCGCTTTCGAGGCAAATCCAGACCGTACTGAACGGACTCTGCTGGAACGTCCAGTCCACGATGGGCGACTGGAGAAGGTGCTCGGCCAGAATGGAAACCTCCTCGCCCGTGTAGGCGTCGTCCGCCATCGTATATCTCATATCCCGGACCCGGCGGCCCGAGTTTTCGACGAAAAGAATGTTGATCCCGGACACGATCGGCGGGACGTTGTTGCATCCCCAGTAGCTCTGGAGGTTGAACGACACGCTGGTCGGAGTGATCGCGTCGCTGTTGCGCCCGGGGGAAAGCAGGAACTCCGCGCCGCTCGTCATCATAATCACGTTCCTGAGCGGGACGAAGTGCCGGATTTCATTCATCTGCTTGGAGTCCACCGTGACCGTGATCGCGCTGTCGTCGCGCAAGGGCTCGGCCACCGCCATGGACTTGAAGTTCCCCGTCTCGGTCATCCAAACCGTCTGGGGCTGATTGTCGGTGCGGCCAAGGACGAGCCGCTGCTGATAGATGCCGATTGCCCCGGGGTAGTCCCCCGCGGCATTGAACGGGTCCTCGCTGGACTTCGGACCGATTGATCCATCGCCTTCAATGTTGTCGTCCGTGAACGTCGTACCCGTCGCGGACCCGATATAGGCGTAGTACCCGTGACTCTCCTTGTAAATCTCGTACCGGACTGCACCCGTTACCGCCGTCCATGAAAGATCGACGTGCGCCCCGACCGGCCAGGTGGAAAGCGTGACCGCGGACGCCGCTGAGCTCGGGAGGGATTCCTCCTCCTTCTCGTTCACAGCCGCCACCTTGTAGGAAGCCGTCGTCGAATAGTAGGTGCCGGACGAATCGTCGAATCCATACGGAGTCGCGGACAGCCCGGTCGGAGCCGCAATGGACGGCTGGAACGTCATCTCCGAAAACGTAAAATGCGGCAGATTGGTCACGATGGATCGGGTCATCATCCGCGGCTTGTAGGAAGGATGCACCATAAAAAGAACGTCCGCGCTCTGGACGAACTTGATAAGCGGGAGGTCCGCGGGCTTGTAGGGCGTCTCGATCTCGTCCCCATCGCTCATCGTCTGAAGCGTGCCGTTCCGATACACGCGCATCTTGGCTTTGCGATTCGCCCCGCCCGTTCCGGGGTCGTAGAAGCACAGGACATAGGCGTCCGTCACGGAATAGCTGAACGGGAACAGGAGACCCGGGCCATCCAGCTCATCTACAAACAAAGTGCCGGGACGGTTCGAGATGCCGCCGTGCGCCCGGACGACCCCGTTCACGACGCGCTTGCACCCGTTGGCGTACTTGTTCAGGTCAACGCGCGCATAGACGCCGGGCGAGATCGCACCCGTCGTGAAGTTGTTCTGGTACTTTCTTACGATCGCCATTAGAAACGCGCCTCCACGTAGGGATTCTCGTTATCCTTGTCGCGGTTCTCATTGCCGCTCAGAGTCGCCGCCTGCGTCACCCGCAGCTGGTACTCGCGGTTGTACCGCTCGGTCATCTCCGCCGACCCCTTGACCGGCATGGCAAGTTCGGACGCCAGCTTGTAGCTGAACGCCTCGATGAACTTGTCGTCGAACTGACCGGGGTCCGTGCAGTCGTAGATGTACTCAAGGAGGGCCGGGTCTTCGTCAGAAAGGACCTCACCGCACTGAACCGTAAACCGGAGACCCGGACCCTCAAAATCGGGAACACCCCCGGACCGCAGACGGACCGCCCGAATGCAGTCCGAGGGAAGAGCATAGGCATAGCGGAAATCGACCGGAGTCTCAGCGAGTTTTGCGAGGCGAGCGGTCTTGAGTGCGAAATTCCAGTTGTAATCCCGCAGCGTCGCACGACGCGACGAGTCGTAGAATATCTTCGCCATGTTGGCGGGGACCGTGCCCTCGTCGAGGCTCTGGATCGGGGACTCGCCCAGACGGGCGAGAGCGATGTTCACGATTTCCACTGAACCTGCCATGTTATTTGCCCTTTGCTTTTTTGGTTTTAGGAACCGGCTTTTCGACCGGCTCCTCTTCGGACGCACCCTCCATCGGGTCGTCCACACGTTCCGCCCAGCTCGGGTCGCGGTCAAACTCCGCGGAGAAGACTTCCCCCGCGTGAATGTAGGACGCCCCGACCAGGCCGTCACGTTTTGCCTTGTAGAGCGCCATCGTCAGATGTCCTTGCTCATAAAGGCGGTGATCTTGCCGGCGGTGGCGTTGCTGCCCGTCACGTCATAGTACAGACGGACGTAGCGCTTGAGTCCCTTCGGAACGCGGACGTACAGGATTTCCGTACCCTTCGTGAGGGAGGCCGCGGCGATAGCCGGGGTGAGAAGGACGTCGGACCAGTCGGAGTTGTTCGCACTGGTCTGAATCTTGATCGTGAGGCTGGTCAGCGTCGCGAACGCCTGGGTGACGACTACGTGGAACGCGAGCTCCTGGCCCACAGCGTCGCCGTCGGACACCAGGTCGAGGGCGTTGGTGCTGGCCGCGTCAGAGGTCACAGCCTGATCTTTGGAGAAGAGAAGGTCTTTGTCGAGAATCATAGTATGCTCCTTTCTCAGACGACTCTGGCTTCACTGGTGAGGAGGGATTCCTGCTCGCGAACCGGAATGCCGCGGAACGTCAGGACCTCTTTGCCGAGAACGTCGTTGTAGGTGAGTTTCAGGTTGTCGGTCTTGCGGACCTGCTTGTCGAGGGCTTCGACCAGCTCGGGACGCATGTAGAACGCCTTGCGGTAGGAGCTGCGGGCGAAGCGCGGCAGCTTGTAGATCGCAGAGATCATCTTGTCAACCATATCCATGGCGCTGCCGTTCGCGGCCAGAAGGTCGCTCATGTCAACGTTGCAGATACGGGCGCAGCAGCGGATGTCGCGGACGCAGAAGCCGGCGTCCCATTTGTAATGGGTACGGTAGGCTTCAAACTGCTTTCCGTCACTGTCCTTCACGGTCTGCTGGCCTTTGAACTCTTCGTGCAGACCGCCGACAGAACCCTGCGGGTAAATGCCGTGGACGGCCTTCTTGTCCCAGGCGATGAGCCAGATGGACGTATTGTCGGAGCCGGTACCGCCGCCGTCGATGACGTTGGTGCCGCCGGCAGTGTTGTACCAGTGGGTGAGTCCGAGCGGTTCCTGCGGAACACTGGGATCGCCGTAGAACATGACACGGCTGATTTCCTGACCGAAGCCTTCGATGAACGCTTCGTTCTCGCCCTTGATCGCCTTGGAGACCGCGGCGTTCGCCTTGGCCTGGTCGATGATGCCGTGACCGGCGAGGTTGACCTGATCGACGTCCACTTCAGCGTAGACTTCAAGCATGCCGCAGCCGACGGTCATCTGCTTGGTCGTAGACTTCGCGACGGGCACGCCGCCGTTCAGCATACGCCAGACCGGGGTGGGGATGGAGGTACGGGTGGTGGTCTTGTGAACGACGCCGCCGTTGCATTCGATCCACGGAATGTCTTCGAGCGCCTGGTTCGTTTTGTTGAGCACTTCGACGATATCGACAGCGCTCTGGTCGCCGCTTCGACGGGCGACGTCCATAAGGGTAGGATAGTTATCGGGCATAATTTTGCCTCCTTACTTGAGTTTGACTGGGAATCTGCGCGCCGCGGACTCGTCTTCGCCCACAGGACGCGCGCCTCCGGTTGGCAGGGGCGAATCCTCTCCGACCATTCTGCCGACCTTCACGAAAATGCCGAACAGCGCAGGATGGTCGCTCATCCACGTATTCGTGAAGAGTTCCCGCTCCTCCGGGGTGCTGACGACTGCATTCAGACCTTTTCTCGCAAGCGCCCGGTCTTCCGCGTAAGTTGGACGCGACTTGATCTGGGCCCGCCATTGCTTGCGTTGTTCAGTCAGCGCAAGGAGCTGCGCTTCCTTCTCTTTGGTCTGCTGCTCGACAAAGGCGTCAACGAGTTTCTGACCTGCCTCCTGGGACAGGTTGAGACCCTTGAAGAGACCCGAAATCTGAGCCTTCCCGTCCTCGTCGAGCGTGTAGCCCTCCGGGAGCTTGAAGTCCTCATACTGTTCGGGAGCTCCGAGGTTCTTGTTCACTTCCCCCTTCTCGCCTTCACCGGCGTCAGGGGTCAGAACTCCATTGTCGTCTCCGTCTCCGGCCTCCGGGGCCGGTTTGTTCTGATCGGTTCCTTCGGGTCCGGCTGCGCCTTCCGTTCCCTGAGGAGTCGGATTCAGAACGGACTCGTCCACTTCCGCACTGCCGGTGTTATCCGGTGCGTTCTGGATGTTGTCTTCGTCTGCCATAGGTTATTCTCCTTCCTCTTGGCTGAATTGTGTTTTGGTACTGGCGATCATCGCGTTGTACTCCTTCTCCGCCTGGAACACCATATCCGGGTCGATCGCTTTCAGATCGGCCAGAAGCAGCTTCCCGATCTCCTGTTTCGCGAGGAGCGTATACGCCGAAGCGTTCAGGGCGAAGTCGGTCGTGAAGACCTTGCAGTCCTCGACGATGAAACGCCAGAGAAAAATGCGAGTCATGGGGGAGCTCAGCATCGCGCGAAGCTCATCCTCGTAGTGCTGCTGATTCTTGTTCTTACTCACAGGACCAGTCCTCCTTGGCTCACGCCGCTCAGAAGTTCACGGACGTTCGCCGTGTCCACTTCCCCGAGGGCCTTCGCGGAGTTCGCCATGGGTTCAGCCAGCGCCGCGTTCTGCATCATCTGTTGCTGTTGCGCCTGCTGCTCCACGAGCTTCTGATATTCCTCCGGAGACCGCAGGACTTCCGCCCGGACGCCGATCATCTGGTTGTAGACATCGTAGGTCTTGAACGGATCAAGGGCGTTGCGAAGTTCGGGATAGACCTGGACCATGCTTCCGAGGAAGCCGACGGACTGCTCGATACGGTTCACGCCGACAGCCTTCTGAGCCTGCGAAAGAATGCTCACGTACTCGATCATGGTCGGAACGCCCATAAGCTCGTCCGGAGGCGGGGGGATCATGCCGGCATTCCACGCGAGGCTGAATGCGCGGTCGATCAGTGGGTCCAGGAGCTCGTAGTGGATGCGCTCCAGAACCGGGCCCAGCATGAGCAACTTCTCTTCGTGGCGCTCGGCCACTTCGCGCGCCGTCATCTGGGGCGTGTCGTTCGTCAGCAGAGCCAGGAACAGACTGTTGTACAGTCCGTCCTTGATGTCCTGCGCCACACGGTCGATCTTGACCTGGAGCTGCTGGACATTGACGGGGCTCGTGAACAGAGGCGCGACGGCCTGCTCCGACATGCTCGCGACGACGTTCAGGGCATTCGGCTGCGTGTTGAGCCCACGGCGCTCCAGTTCGGGCGGAATGCGCCACGGCGGGGAGACGGTCTTCGCGACGCCCTTCAGGACGTCCGATTCCATCTTCTGAAGCATCTTCACGTCCCCCATGATGTCGCGCGTGGGAGCCTGCCCGTACACGTCGTTGTCCACGGCATCCCATCTGGGAGTCATCACGGGCCACATATCGTAGCCGGACACCTTCAGGAACCCGTCCTCGTCGGACGCTTTGTCGAGGAAGTGGACACTCGCCGCCTGCTTCCCCTCCGGCATCTTGACCCCGTACTGCTCGGGGTGCCGCAGGATCGCGTTCACGACTTCATGCCGCTTCTCCAGTTGGTTGGTCGCTTTCTCACCCTCGATAAAAGCCGGGAGCTTCGCATCCGGATAGAGCTGAAGAATCTGACGAACCGTAAGCCACTCGCTCTGGATGAACGTATCCACCTCTCCCCACTTGTCGAGGGACATGTAGTACGTCCCGGTCGTATAGGGCCGGCAGTGGAGCGTCTTCTCCGGATGGTCCAGTACCATCACCGCGCCCTGCCCGAACCCGGCCATCTCGAAATACGTATGGAGCAACGCACTGTAGAGGTTGCTCCGACGGAAAATGCCTTCCAGGATGTCCTGGACCTGATCGTACCATTCGCGGACGGGCTTGTACTTCGCAAGGTCCGGGTCGCGGTTCGTCAGAAGGAACCATTGTCTTGCCTTGCTCGTAAGGCCGCTCTGCATCCCACTTGCGAGGATCGAAAGGGCCTTCGACGCCGTACCGTTCAGGCGCTTCTTGTCCCGAAGCGTCCCGTCGTTCGTTTCCGTGGAGCTTCCGGGCGCGTCGATACCCCGCCCGCGTTCCGGGAGGATGTACGTCTTGACATCATTCCAGAACGGCTCCCAGGTGCGCCGGTCATTTTGCAGCTCACGGTAGTGCTGCCGGAGCTTGTAAAGCGGGGTCTCGTCCATAGGTCAATCGCCTCCGAGCTTCTTCTTTTTGTCCTCGACGGTCGAGTCGGCCAGAGCGCCCTTCGTGACGTTCGTTCCGCTCATCCCGTACTTCTGGGCCGCAACGGACTTGGCGTTGTTGCGGACGCGGGCGACGTCGGCCTCCACCCGCTTCACCGCTTCGGGTTCGGGCGGGGTCGGAGTCGTCTTGGTTTTCGGCATGCTTCCCATGTTCTGTTCCTCCTTAAAAGATGAGTTCATCCCGGGCGTATCGGGAGGCGAAGCCGCCACCCAGAAACGCCGGGTCGTTGGCTGCGATGACGGGTTCCGCGAACGTCAGCGCGAGCGCATCCGCACGGTCAGGAGAAAACCCTACCCGTTCCCGTATCACGTCTTTGGATTCAAGTTTCAAACGGCTCTGGCCGTCGTAGGTATAAGTCACAGCGGCCATCTCCTTGATGAGGTCCGGGTCGTTGGGGATCGCGCCACCGTCGGTGAGCCACTTTCTCAGGTTGTCCCACATCTCCGCACGCCGGTTGTAGTAGCCATTGACCGTGCAGTCGTGGGCCTTGCCGCCGAACGGGACTTCGATCACGGTGTCCCCGAGCTGGCGGAGGCGGTCGATGACCCCTTCGCCTCGCCCGGCATCCACAAATACGGCGTCGGGACGCTCTTCGACGATCCTCCGGTGCAAGAGGCTCGCGAACGTCATATTGTCCACTCCCACGATCCTCTGGTACGGAAACGCCGCCAAGCCTCTACGCGGCTGGATCACACAGGCATCCCCGCCGAAACGCGCCACGTCCACGCCGAAAATGAGCGGGGCGAGGCGGTAGTCCTCCTCGGGAATGTGCTTTCCGCGCGCTTTGTACAGAACGTCCAAAGTAATCAGAGCGTTGTCACAAGACGCCTGGAAATCACACTCCATCTCTTGCCTGTACTGGCTGTCAGTGAGGTCGCGGCGTGCCTCAGCCAGCTCTTCTTCCGTGATCCACGGCAGAACCCCGAGGGAGTCCTCTTCGGCCCGGTACATGATGCTGGACCATTGGTTGTCCGTACTCGCGACGCCTCTGTTGTAGAGCTCGAAAAATAAGTTTGCGCCTTTCGGAGTCCCGATAAAGAGGCATTTCCCCTTGCGGTCGATGAGGGTGGGACGGACGATTTCGCCCCAGACGTAAGGCCGCATGTCCGCCACCTCGTCCATCACCACGTAATTGAAATAGAGGCCGCGGAGGGCGTCGGCGTTATCGGCTCCATACAGGGTAATGCGGCTTCCATTGGGGAAACTCACGGTAAGTTCCGTTTCGTTGAAGGAGACGCCGGGTATCTTGCCGGCGAAACGCTTGAAATAATCCCACGTGATGTCCTTCGCTTGTTTTCGGAACGGGGCGATATAGGCTCCTCGAAAGTCCGAGGCGGTCGTAATGAGCGCCGCGAGGATCAGCTCAATGACCGCAAAGACGGTCTTGCCCCAGCGGCGATGGCAGACGAGAACGGCGAAGCGGACAGCCTCTATGAGCTTCCGGGCGGCCACCTGGAGCTTGTGCGGCTTGAATCCAATGTCCACGTTCACGTTACGCATTGGCGGCCTCCCCTACAACCTGGGCATCGACCACCTGGGATTGTCCATAAGGATTGACGAAGTTGATCTGAACGTTGGTCGAACCGCCACCCTTGCCCGTTGAGTCGGGGTAGTACCCGAGGAGTTTCGCCAGTTTGTCCGCTGCGTTGTCCTTGACCTGCTCCGGGAGGTGCGGAGAGCGGATTCGCTGGGTGTACCAGTCCGCCAGTTCCTCCTTGGACGCGGTGGTTCCATTGCAGAGGCCGAGTGTCTGAGCGGCGTTGATGACGCGGCGGACGACCGGGTTGCGGAAGACGCGGCGGCCTTCGATATCATCGTCCAGTCCCACGTTCTCACACGTGAGCCAGTGGATTCCCTGGTCCACAATCCATTCCCTGATGTATTTCACGTCAATGGGTCTCAGACCGGCGTCCTTGCCGAGCTCCATGAGATCGGGTTTCTTCGGCTTGGCGGGAACGGGAAGCCCGAATTCGTCGTATTCGGGCGTGGCGGTCTCCGCGGGAGCAGGGAGCTCTTTGAGTGCGGGGAGCTTTGGATTGACGATACGGGCAAGCGCGCTCAGGAAAAGCATCTCTGGACGTGCCAACGACACCCCCGCGGCGGTCAAAGCCGCGTTTTGGGGGGCCACCCCCGAATTTTCGACCTCAGCCATACCCTTGCTCCTTATCGTGGCTTTCCGCCACTCATTAAACGATCAAACGACGCGCCCCGCACGCGCCGCCCGGCTGGCACGATCCGCCGCGCGTCCCGGTCCGACGATCCGCGGCGGGATGCACCCGCGGCGGCCCGGTCCCGGCGTCCGATCCGGCCCGGATTGCCCCAGGTTTTGCCCAAAGCGCCCCGATCCGCCTCGAATCGTTCAGGTTTGCAACCTGACGCGCGGGTTATCATACCCCGATTATAATATACACGCTGTCACGAAAATTACAAGCTGTCATTATGATGGCAGTCTGTCATATCGAACATTTAATTACAATTCGGGCGGGAGTTGTTCGATAAAAATGTACGAAAAATTTTTAAAATGCGCTTGACAATTCGATAAACGGCGCTATATTGTCACTATTAGTCGATACAGATTTACACCGCAACGAACCAACAAAACAACGCCAGAACGGCAGAAAGGAAAACGAGCTGAAACAACCTCATTTGAACTTGTCCCGCCTCAAGTCAACCTCAAAAACAGAAAGGACCATAAACAACACAATCTTTTCCACCTCAAACCCGCCTCAACTGAGCTTAATCGAACTTAACACAACCTCAAACAGAAGGAAAACATAAAATGTTTGATTACTACGACTACGAAAGCGCCGTTTATGACGACGTGAAAGAAGCGATAGAGGAAAACTTTGGCGATCTCGCCGGATTCATGGAGGCGAAAGCCGCCGAGATTAACGGGTACATTTACCGCGGCGAGGGCGCGCGCCCGGAGGAAGAACAGAAAAAAGATATTGCCGCGTCGATCATGTCGAACTATCTGTGGACTTTTGACAACGTGACCGGCAACGGGTCCGGTTCCTACTGGTTCAGCCGGGCGCGTGCGTGCGAGGCGCTTTCTTGCAACTTTGATTTACTGGCCGATCTCGGCGACGAATACGGGACGGATTCACTCCAGAGCATTATTAAACAGGGCCCGGAGGCGTGCGACGTTGCAATCAGGTGCTATTTGCTCCCCGCGGCCTGCTCGCGTTATGTTCACAACGAAAGCGACGACGAAGAAAGCGAGGCGGAATAATGAAGAAACCGACCGAAAAAGCCCGCCTGCTGCTTGATAACTACTGTTCGTTTTCGATCAAATGGAGCACAAGCCGCGCCCGCGATACTTACGGATACACCGTTTGCACTCTGTATCTCAACCGCTATTCCGGGACCGAAGAAAAAGCGGCCAGGTGCAACGGGGGCGGTTATGATCTCGCCGGTACTGTGTTTGGTTCATTTCTCCGGAACTGGTTTAAAGACGATTTCAAGAAGCTTTCAAGCAGCACGGGAAGCGGGGACCGCTGGAGCCACAAAAACACGTTTTACGGCCTGTATTTCTACGACGTAAAGCGCCGCAAGTACCGCAAGAACTGGAGGCCCGGTTATACTGTGTACGTGGACGGCGGGACCGGCTTTTCCTGCATGGAGCACCTTTTAAACGCTATTGGCGTCACTCTCACCTATAAACGCATTTCTTCCCGTGAAGACTTGTATATTTTCAACCTCGCAACCAAGAAAGCCCGCTAACAATGAAATACACCGTTGATTTACCTCAATTCCCCGGCTTTTATGATTCGTTTCTCTTCTCCAGTGAAGCGGAGACCGAAGCTTTACAGCTTATCGCGGAAAACCTGTATCCGTACACCTTCCCGCCCGCCGTGCTTATGACATACTTTAACACGGCCCCGGACGCCGTTAATTATACTCTGGACTTCTCCGGGTATTGTGAAGCAGTCGCCCGCGCTTATTGCTCCGTTATTGAGGACGCCTTATCGGATGCCCTGTACAGAAAACAACCCGTATTTACTGGGACTTCCATTTGGTTTGCCGAAATCGTAAGCCCGCGGGAATACAACTTTACAACCGACCGTGTAGAATGCGCCGTAGAAGTTGACGAGGGAGACCTTTTAATTTATCTCTCGCGTAACCTCGCCGCCTGGAATAAGTATTTAGAGGACCGCTTTACAAGCCGTGACGGATTCCTGTCTTTCTATGAACCGACCGACCCCGGCTTTATGGATCCGGACGCCTGGACGGAGGACCCCGTTTATCTATCCGCCGTTCTTGATTTCATCGTGTTAAATGATCTCGGCCCGGATGCCATGTTTTTCTGTTCGGAGCGGGCCCTGTCTCGTGTTTCCCTCGTGGACTATATCAAATTACCGCCCGCCCTGGAGCTTTTCTTAAACGGGGAGGATGTAAACAACCCGCCGCCGTGCGCGTCCATGATCGAAGAATACAACCGGCTTTCCCAACAGGGCAGCCGGTATTTAGAAATCATGGGAGACCAGTACAGGCCCGCCGTTAATAAGGGCATGGACCGTATCACCCGCGAACTTGCCGCCGAAATGATCGAAACCGTACAAAAAATAGGGGCCTGATCTATGTTTCGTTTCTTCCGTATCATCCGCGCTTATTCACGCCGCGCTAATACCGCCCTCGCGATAATGCCGGAAAGCACCCGCGCCGCCCTTCTGGACTTTCTCAGCGATAGCACGCTATAACCCGCAACCACTCACCCGCGCCCGGGCGGCTTCCCGGGCTTTTCTTTATGCCTTATTCCCTGAAACTTACCCGGAACACGTACACCCAAGAAATCAAAGTGCACCGCATCACCCGCGCCCCGGAAGGCGCGCGCCCCTATAAACACTGGTTACATGGTCACTATGTTGAAAGCCTCCAGGTTTTCGAGGACCGCGCCGCCGCAGAGTTAGCCCGTACCCATGAACTTCTGGCCGCGGACTTTGCCCGCATGGACCGGGAAGCCCTCTACAAAACCCTCCGGAAAGACCTAGATCGCGTGGCATTTTTCGGATGGACGATGAGTGATTTATGCAGATTCATGGGAGACGTGGACCGCGCAACGATCGCCTCTTTCGCATACGTGCGCCCCGTAAATCCAAGGCTCGCCGCGCGCATCCATGTCATTGCAGAAGAGCTCGAAAACGTGGCAAATTTAGCACGCACGACCCTCCCGGCGGGAGCCGGGTGCGGAAACGTTTTGATGAGCAGAGGCGGACGCAAGAAACTATGCGCGTCCGCCTGATCGCGTGGCATTTTTCATCTCGCTTGACAAAGGCTCGGACCCGTGCTATATTAAATACGGGCACCCAAACCCTTTTATTGGATAGCGAAGTTCTTTCGCCCTCCTTACCCCGATTCGCCTTTCCGGCGTTTCGGGGCTTTTTTCTTAGAGGGCCATTCCGGGGCCGGAAAGGCCCCAAATTTCGACGACGCCCACAACCCGATCAGAGTTGCGTCGGCCTCGTTGTCGTCGATCAGAGGGTGGTAATCGACGCCTTCCCATTGAAACAAACGAAATCTCATAGCCGCGACAATCATGTGCGTCTTGTCCGCCTTCCCGTCTCCGGTCGCCCAGTGTTTCAACTCGCTTGTGTGAACGCAGGTTACGTCAACCCCGTACTGCGCCGCGGTCATAAGGATAACGGCCTTGAGACCGTTCGCGATCTCCGTGGCCGCACCGCCCCGTAACAAAGTTTGCTCATGGACAATGAGATCGGGATTCCATTGTTGAACAGCATGATGGAGGCATGCCCGGAAACGGATATACCGTACCCCTCGCGATTCGCCCGTTCTGTTACGATCCGCGAGATGCCATACGCCGGAGCCCAATATCCCGCCGTTTTCGTTCGTAACCGCCCACCCTGTCGTGGTGGCCTGATCCAGTGCAAGTATTACCATGGTGTTGTTTCCTTTCTGTCGTTTGAGGGCGCGTGCACGTCCACGCGCTATAAGAAACTATTTGTCTCGTTGTCTTGTTGTCTTGTTTCAGATGGATTTTTGAACTCAAATAGAAAAATAAGACAAACAAGACAGAGGGTTTATTTACGCGAGCGCGGATGCGTGCGTCTACTAGCGAAGTCACGACCCCTGTCCTATTTGTCCTATTCGTTCTACTCATAAAAAGAGTCCCGCTTATTTGTCTTGTTTTCTGACGATTCGTCCGGGTTGTCTTGTTTTTCCATCTCTACCCGATATAAGCGAAACCGTTTTCTTACCTTGTCGATTTTTCCGTCTTCATACCAGCGATTAAGCTGCCTTCTCACGGAATCCGGCTTTGTTCCGGGGGGCAGGAGGGGCATGAGCTCGTTCGCTTTCAAACCGTCTTCATGCGATTCAAGAGCACGCAGAATTGCCCGCTGGGTCTCTGTTTCCGCCATAAGAACAGGGCTCTTTGCTCCGTCCGACATGGCCCACCCCATCGGGCGCGTCTTCACCAGGGGGAGGGACACGTCTTCAATGCTTCGCCCGTGGGCCGTCAGCGTTGCCGTTTCTTCCCCGCGTACTCCGCTCAGTAGAATGATTGTATCCGCGCTTCCGCCGAGAGCCGTGGACCCGTTCAATTTTTCGATGGCGTCCACGTAGTCGCCACGACTATTGCTGGTCTGTTTTGTGTGGTGGGTCAGAAGTACGGATACGCCGAAGGTGTCGATGAGCTCGTTTCGCAGTAGTGTGAGCTCTGTGTACTCTTTCTGGTACGACGTCTGCCCCTTCGCTCCTACGTTTTCCGGGCGGATGAGCTGCCAGGTGTCAATGATGATGAGCTCTGGCCGCATGGCCTGTATGAACTTCCGGAGCACGACGCGGCCACCCCCGTCCAGAGGCGGGAGTTTGTTCTTGAACCAGAGGTCACGGGGGAGCTTGAACGATTCTCCGTAGAGGTCTGTCAAGCGCTTCTTGACCTGAGATACATCGCCTTCGAGGTAGAAGTAGAGCACTTTCCGGGCGCGTCCTACATGAAAACCAAGGAAATCGGTCCCGGAGGCTACGGAAACGGCGAGTTGCAAGTTTAAATAGGTTTTGCCAAACTTCGGAGGCCCAGCTACGAAAGACAAGCCGAACGGGAGGAGCCCGTCGATCAGAAACTCCGGGGGCTTCACGTCCATGGAGGGAAGGTCCGCGGCGGAGTATACGTCATCCAGTTCCTCCCCGAACATAGCGGCCAGTGTCTTGCTTCTGAACACGGCGGATTTTTTGTTCTCCGCGCTCGTGCTGATGCGCGTGAAATCGTCCTCGGTCAGTGGGGCGTCGCCTGCGGCGAACGGCACGAGCTTGAGTAACTGAAGACGGGCACTGTGGTCCATGCCGCGCTCTTTCCAGTCCAGGCAGAGGCGGATGGCCGTGTCGTCGCGCTTGCCTTCCGGGACTTCTTCCATGGAGGCAATCTCTTCGAGGATGGAGGCGAAGTCGTCCGAGGATGCGGGTGCGGGTTTTCCTGCTTTTGTGGTGCTCCCCGTGCGCTTCTCAGCCTTTTTGGACAGCT